GAGGTCCATGACTCAGGAAATAGTTTTGGATTCTTCTCAAGATGCCATACTTTTGGATAGACGACAGGAGAACCATTATTATGGGCTCCAAGCATAGCAGCCCACCAACCAAAGGTCGAATTAGAAATTACTGCAGCTTCAGACCAATATGTCATATAATAAAAGGCTTTCACTTCATCTTCTTCCTCGAATATCATAATATTCTTATTTGACCAATCTTGCATTTTGCACCACTCTATATCATCTGATACCATAATCCACTGAGTAATTGGTTTCTTAGATTCGATATATGTTATAGCCTGTTCAAAGTATTCCTTTGTTTGCACAGGTAATTTATATTGAGGATTTAAATAGTCTCCACGGCGTACATGAATAAAGCCGCCCTTCAAAATTTCAGGCTTAGTATACTTGGTAATTAGTTGCCCTAATACACTTTCACGTAATGTATGCATAATTGGTATTAATGGTGGGAGATACTGAAAGTATCCACGTAATATAACTCTTGGCGGTAGATACATAGTAGGATTCCATGGACCAAAGGGGTTTAATTTACTATTCCAAACATTTCCTTGCGTAATATCTTCTTTAAATATGCTACTTGTAAAAAATTCTCTATAATCTCTCTTGCTATGTATATTACCTCTTGAACTATTTAAATATAACTCCCTTCCTTTTGCGGCCTTAAAGGCCAGTCCTGCAGCATACTGAAATAACTGATTTCCAAATCCAGATGCAAGGTCTACAATTATCATATTGTTTCAAATTATGCGTAAAACTTAAAGTAGCATATTAAAAATAAGTATATACCGGTTGGCAAATAAAATACCCCCTATATAGATTTGGAATGCATATATACGATAAAAAAATTATATTATCTTATACAACATTTGTAATTTTATGGTGGCTCTGTATATGGGGTCTTTTTGAAGAACTCATACATTTTCTAGCAAATAAAAAGGTTATAAATAAGATCCTAATATATATTTCAATAATATGTATTATTATAGGAGTAACCTATTATAATCCTGATACATTAGACCATTTTTAGACTAACTATAGCATTGCTTGAGCCTCCAAAACATACCCATTATACTCCTCATACAGATCATCAAGATAATCGGCATAGACTTCATCGTCCTCAGACCATGCAGCCTTTGCTACAAGTGCACCACGCTCCTTCAAGATACACTTAATACGCCACGTGTAAGTCTCGATAACATCACACAACTCTGAAACACTCATTTTGGGTAGAGTTTCTGGGGGGCGTGAGGACTTCAATTTTTTTTTCGGTGGCTAGACCGTGTTTAGTATATTTATGGATAATAATTTGCTCAAGAGGTGCCCAATTAGTTGCATGTTTTTGACCAAGATCATAAACCGTTGTAGGGAGTAGTTGCAGTGGTGCAAAGTATGATACAAATGACTTCATGCTTATTAATTAGTCATTAAGTTAAGAACAACTTCAATTTTTTAGTGACTTGTTGTTAGTTGCCAAAGCCCTTCTGCAGATGCATTTGCCTTCCACCAGTTTCTACACGCCTCTGAGTATGTTACCCATTTTTCATGAGGCATGTCAAGAATTGATCGTATAGCCTCTGGCCCATTTGCACGAAAGTAGTGAAGACCTTCTACAGGGGGATTTATATAATTTTGCATATCAACTTCACTAGAAACAATAGGTACACAGCCAAGTGCCATACACTCAATTTCACGATGGCATTTATTTCCATAACCGGCCAAGCAAAGACCCCATTTTGCACTTGACAGGCGAATTAAGTATTCATGATGACTATAGGGATAGGGCTTATCTCCAATAATATGGACAAATTCATCACAAACTGATGCCCAGTCTTCCTTGCTACGACGGTCTAGTTGAACCTTATTTTCAGAACGCCCATAGAATACAAGAGATAGTGGGCGCTGAACAGATGTTCCAACGCCTTTTTGTACAAGAGTTTCCAAAAGTCTTGGTTTCCGTGGCCAAAAAGACCAAGGCGATGAGTTATTTCCAAAGGGTTGAGGATTACCAAAAAATGCCTTTTTCCAGACCTGTTCGGTTACTGGCGCTTTCTGTAACCATTCTAGAGTAGGTCTATCATATAGTAATGTATCTCCAATAGCATGTAGCCAAATCTGTGTAAGGCCAGGCACATAATTAATATTAACATAATCATTTTCGGCCCATAGTTCAACCATCTCTCTAAATGAATCACCTGCGTGTGAGAAGAATCCTTTTGTATCTCTTGAAGGCATATAGATTTGGGTCTGTGTGTTACTGTTAGTAGGCGGAATGTCTACAATAGTGTGTACTAGTTTATAAACCAGATTATTTATATCACTATTATTAAGATTTACACGGGGAATAATATTAAAGCTGTGATCTAATTCACATGCAACCGCTACACTATAAAGGTCTAGGCACGGGTCAACCTCGGCCTGAATTTCCCAGACCTTGGCGCCCTTTGGAAGAGCCCAAAGAGTTCCCCAGTGCTCTATACTGCTCTTTCCACCATATACTATTGCTCCATGTGCTCCGCAGAGAAGGTTAATTGTTGTTGAAACTTGCGTCTCAGGATAAATAATATTAATTTCATATTTACCATCTAGGGCTTTTTCCAATATTTCAACGCAACTATTATTGATTGTCTTGCCAACATATACTATTATAGTCTTCTTTGTAGAAATTGGTGACCAGTTTGTTAGAGCCTTTCTTAAAGCACTAATTTCAACCGATGACACTATACGGTTATTAGTATCATTTGGAACCCATGCATAGGCCTTTTTACACCATGTTTGGAACATAGATGTACGAATAACAAGTGGAAGAGTTTCTTGTTCCCAAGAGAATATTTTTAAGGCATCAGTAATTTCCTCACTTTTGACTCCAAGCCATTCTCCATCTTTATTTACTTCACGAAGGGCTAAAATTTTACCCATATATTCTAAGAGGTAGCGAACAGGACTATTAGCAACTTCATCTGGGCACGGTGCAATTAGACCAACATTTACAGAAACTGCTGCCGAGGCAACACCAATTTCTTCCTTAGACCATGCATTTGAATTGGCTTCTGAATTTCCAACAATAATTGACGAATAACTGCGAATAAGACCACTAGAAAGTTGAAACACATTATCAAATTCGTAGATTGGGAACTTAGATTCAGGAAATAGTGTGTCTCCCTGTTTCTTTGAAAGCATTGTTAGAAGTGTTGTTGATTGACTGGTTGTGAGTGTACCCTTTAGTGCTAGGACCAACGGTTCTAGATTTAATGTTTTAATTGTTTTAGCCTTAATGTTCAGGATAGGCTCTAAATCATGTAGCCCTGAAGGATTAATGTATAAAAGCGTAGGCTTATTTACAATATCTGCTGGATCATATGTTCTATACTTAGTCATATGAACATGATGAGTAATTAGACTCATACAAGGATTAACAACTAGAAATTTCTGTTTTAGCATTTCAATAGTAATTGCATTATCACAGCCACCTTGGCCAAAGGGGATTTTTAGGGTATTCCAGTCCCATACACGACTTTTTACCGCCTTTGCAGAAATTACCCAGGTGTCTTGGCTATCTGCACGAGGTCCAAAGAGTTTTGGTGAAGAACCATCTTCTTGTGTGTCCCAGCGAAGAAGGGCCAGAAAGGTTGCCTCCATATTAACAGACCAGAGCGCCTTCCATGAATCATCAAGATGTATATCAGAATTTGCAATACAAATTAGCGCATCTTGTGGTGCATCCTTATAAATCCACTGAAAGACATGGTGAAAAGATAGCCTTGAACCAATGTTTTGCTGTTTAATTTTGCTACTTTCTACAGGAAGTTCTAGTGACGACTCGTTAAGAAGAATAATCTTATTAATATATTTACAGGCCACATTGGCTTTTAAACATTTATCAATTTCTTTTGCACGTTTAGCATTTGGTGGTATATAATACTGTGTAAGATAGTAAAGTGGTGCTGGGGCCTCTAGTGTAGCAATTGTTTTTAGCCCAAGAGTATTTGCGATTGCTGTATGAGGACTGTCTGTTATTCCAAATGCAACCCCATACTGTAAAATAAGTGACAGCATAATTTGTGCATCTGGCTCACTTGTGTCCCAGGCTAACTCCAAAAATGGATATAGTTCAAGTAATTCATCCATACATAACATGTTTGTTATACCGAACTCTGCAAGCCTATTTATACCAAGAGTTTCAAGAAGGGTCTTTGGGGCGCCAACAATCTTACAAGATGCAGCATTTCCTTGTTCTAGCCATTCTATGCAAGTATTGGCATCTCCTAATAGACAGCACACATCAACATCAATATTTATGCCCTTTAATTTATACCAGGCATCAATATTTGATGCGCCAATATCATAGCGGTTCCAATTAAGTTCGGCATTTTCTAAGCCAGTTAGCCATGCAATTGTTTTTGCAGATTTCCATGTTGAACTATTTGAAGTAATAACACGAATTGGCTCTCCTGTTTTAGGATGACGGGCCAACATACTAATTCTATTAGTAAAAACTATTTAGGTCTAAATACTTTTTACTAATTAATACACAGATACTATGGAGCGGAAAGACACTGTAATTCTTGTAAATTCAACGCCCAAATACTACTATATTTTAGACTTTTTCTTTGGGATGCTAAAACGTTATACACCTGATTTAAAGTGGGACATTGTTTTAGCGACTGAAGTACCAGAACATGAAACCTGTAAATTAATTGCAGAGAAATATTCTGTGAAACTTCTTGAAATTCCTGTAGAAGATTCTGGATTTCTAGCCTCAAGGCGCAAGGCCCTTGAATTACTTGTAGATAAGTATAATTACTGTATTCCTTTACAGGAGGACTTTATTCTTGAAGGATATCTTAATAAAGGCGCTTTTGAACAACTATTTGAGTATTTATCTAGTGATCCTAGCATTGTATCTGCACGTCTTATGCCGTGTCCTGGACCTGTTTCACAGAAAGAGGTCTATTCATATTGGGCCACAATTTCTGACGGTGACAGATATAGATTTGTATTTCAGGCAACTCTTTGGAAAACAAAGGCTTGTCTGGAATGGTATTTACGTGTTTGCGCTCTTCTAGAAGTACATGCACCACTAGAATCAGTAACGCCATCTAGACGTCATATTATTGAGTTAGTGGAAAATATTGCCGAGAATTATATTGGTCAGGAAGAATTCAGTAAATGGACAGCAGAAAATAGTTATAAGCATCTTGCATGGATTCGTAGAGGCTCGTGGGCAAATGCGGTATATCTTTGTCCATTTCCCTATAGACCAACGGCAATTGTTCGTGGCCGGTTAGAGCCTTGGGCTAATGAACTTGCAAAGCGTGAAGGGTTTTTCTTTTAGTAATGATATAAACATCCTGATATGGCTCCATTTTTTTTATATTTTTCAATTTCTTTTTTAGAATATTTTTCATAAAAATTATTTTGTAATACAGTTAATCTTTTGCCAAATAATTTACGCCTTTGTTTTGATAGGTTTTTACGACGCTCTTCTTGGTATGGAATTCGAAGTCTTTCCTTTGTTATACTTTTACCATTTTCAAAAATAGTACCCTTACACCCAGGATTACACGAAATTGCCATACATTGTTCATGATTTAATTTATCACCTTTATCTATATCTTCTTTTGTCATTTTTGGTATATTAATCCCCTTTTTTTTAGCATCTTTATACATATTTTTTCTTATTTTATATGTTTCTTTTTTAATTTTATCGCAATAGTTTTTATCACATTTTTTTATTCTTCTCGTACTATTAAACATTCTATAAGTTATTGATATTTTAAAATGGTTAGTTATCTAGAATGTAGGCGACTGATTATTTAGATTGACAAAAAGACCCCCAGTCTTTGCAGTGAAGTTAGTCATTGTGGGTGTACCAGTAAAACCTGTTTCATTTGTAGCATTTGACATACCATTTACAAAACGATGATAAATTGTTAAGTTAATAGTATTGCCACCATTTGCGGCATAGTTGGCTAGTAGAGAACTATATGGGTTAATTTCAAATCTTAAAGATGGATTGAAATAATTTACATTTGCGGAACCTGTAAATTGTTGGCTTACCATATAGTTCGTATTTATAGACTCACTAAAGATAACTTTGCCACTTGGAGCATTTTCCATTTGTATAAAGGTTGATATTTCCTTTATTGGTGACTCAGTACCTTGACGCATTCCTGGCATAATTAATACCGGATTATACTCAATAAAAATACGAGAACTTGATGTTCTTGTTACATCAATATATGGAACAATATTATCTAAGTTAAAGGTTATTGAACTAAAGTACAGATCTCTGGGTCCCGATGTTGAAAAAGGAAGATTTGAGCCCCAGTTCCATCCATTTAATCCAGCAGAATAGGGTATAGAGCTAATGAAACTAGGGCGATTATACGCAGTTGATAGCGTACTGTAAAGGGTTGGCCTCCATGCAAAGGTTTCTCCACTTAGTGTTGAATATCCAGCCGATGTAAAACTGCTTATAGATATGAAGACTGCATTTTGTGTATTAATCGTAGATAGTTTAATATCACCGACTCCTAGCATCTTTATACTTGATTGGGCAGTAACCTGTACCAGACTTTGGGCGTTTGGAACAACATTCGCAACAGTATTGTTAACAGTTGGAACAGAGCCATTTGAAACAATATAGGGCGGTAGTGAATTACTTAACATAAGGGTACTAGTAACAGGATCAATATATGACTGAAAGGTATTTGCAATACCTGTTGTGCTCACCTGTATAAGATTATTTGATAAACTTGCATAGAGTTTATCATTTGTATTTCCTTTTATTGAAGTATATGATAAATTAACTAAGGAACTTACTGAATTCCAATATGTAGATCCATCGCCTCCTGAAATAAGAACAAAGGAGGAAGGAATAAAAGCATTTGTTGGCGTTCGTGCATAAACGGTTCTAAGTTGAATTGAGTCTGTGTCAAGACGATTCGCCATTCTGATTAAGGATAAGAACTCGGTTAAGTGAATTAACGCCCGGGTGCGAATTTTTATCTCATTTATTCTACCCGAATACATCAATATGAGTTTACCGGCACGTATTGTTCTCTTAACAATGGTTAAAAATGAAGAAAAAAATGTAAGACGCCTTATATCATCAGTAAAAGGGTGGGTCGATGGAGTAGTTTTATGCGACACAGGTTCAACTGATTCAACAGTTTCTTTAACAAAGGCCCTTCTAAAGGAATTTAATCTTCCAGGTATGGTATACGAGTATGATTGGGAAAATTTCGGAAAGAGTCGTACTAAGTCCTTCGAGTCCTTCCAGGACTGGGTTAAAAATCATAGTTCATGGGACCCTAACACTGTATGGGGTCTTCTTCTTGACGGCGACATGATTCTTACAGATAATGGTGGTCTTCACGGCCATCTTTCAAATCTTGATGAGCATGTTGGGGGATGCCAACTTCCTCAGAAGAATGGAAATCTTATTTATAAGAATACCCGTCTTCTTCGTGCCTCTGCAACATGGAAGTGCATTGGTTCAACGCATGAGTATTGGGAGTGTACAAATGGAAAGCGTAGTCACGCCTTTGAATTGCCTATCATTACTGATATTGGTGATGGTGGTTGCAAGGCCGACAAGTATGAACGGGATGCCCGACTTCTTGAGGAGGATTTAAAGACGGATCCAAATAATGTTCGTACGCATTTCTATCTTGGCCAGACCTATATGTCTATTAATAAACAGCAGGATGCCATTAAAATGTTTACTCGTCGTATTCAACTAGGAGGCTGGGAAGAAGAGATTTACATTGCGCATATTTACAAGGGTGACTGTCTAAAGACAATTGGCAAGCCCTTAGAGGCTGTAGAAGAGTGGATGAAGGCGTGGCATCTTCGTCAGCACCGTACTGAGGCTGCCTTACGTATTATTAACCATTATCGATGCTCGTCAAACTATAATTTCATAGCAATGACCTTTATTGAAAAGGTTATTCAGTTACAGTTAGGCGAGACACTAGAGGGTGTAAAACTATATCCTGCACTTAAGAATAATGATTCGCTTTTTGTCAGCCACACTGATATGTCATATTCTCTTTGGGAAGAACTCGGCATTATTGCATATTACACTGGAAAGATCGATGGGGCTCGCTTTCGGCTTGATACTCGCATATTAAATGGGGCGCTAAATTTTGAACAAAGAAATCGTTTAACTGATCTATATCGCTGGTATAAGTGGAAGTTACCCACTGTAAAGCAGTATAAGATTAATATTGGCGAGGACATAATTCCTTCATTAAAAGCTGATATTTGGAAGGCCTATAATCCAACAATTTACAGGGAAAATGACCGCTATCTTGTAAATTTACGCCATGCAAATTACGAAACAGTTAATGCGAAGCAGTTCACTTTCCGTTCTGGAGGCGACATTGTTATGACACGGAATGTTATTGTTGAGTTTAACTCCAACTTTGAAGTTCTAAAGGACCGGTTTGAGCCTGTTGAATTTAAGATACCTGAGAAGTATATTGTAAATAATAGCACACGTATTCATGGGCTAGAGGATTGTCGTTGGCTTGGAACAAAGAGCCTTGTTGGCACGTCACGCCAGTTTTACCCATCTGAAACAAATAAGATGGTTCGCATTGATGTTGATATGAAGACGAAGACGCTTGTTCGTATGAAGCCTCTTACGTCACCTGTGCCGGCTGAGGAGGACATGTGTCAAAAGAATTGGCTACCTTTTATCTGGAAGGGTGAGGAGGCCTTTGTGTATCATTTAAATCCGTTCCGTATTTTTACGATGAAGGGTGCTCTTATTAGTGCATGGAACTCTAAGAAGGGGGTGTCCTTTGATGGACTACGTGGTTCAGCGCCCCCTGTACCGTGGAAGTCGTCGTTAATGCCAGATGAGTGCCTAATTCTTGTTGCGCATTACTCATTTTATGGGGGTGAGGGCAGAAGATACTACCATCGGTTTCTCACACTTGATAACAATCTTATACCATCACGTCTTTCTAAGACGTTTACTATTGCTAATGATGAGGCTATTCAGTATGTTTCAGGTATGTGTGAAAGTCTAAATGGGGGAAATTACATTATAACATATGGAGTAAATGATTGCAATGCATTTGCTTCAGAGGTTGATATAAAGGTTATTGAGGAGGCGCTTATTTATAAGCTCTAGGTTAGGAACTAAAAAATTCATTTAAAATTTTATTTAGGTCTAGACGTGTTTTTCCATGCGGATAAATATATTCATTTGCAGTGTCTTCATCTAACTTTAAAACACAGGTCTTATTTGTATAAAGTTTTTTAAAATGATTACTCAGTTTATTAATCGTTTTATCTTTTGTTTCATTTTCACATCTTGCCAGACCATATTTCACATTTTCATCTTGTAGTCTATTTTTTGTATAATTATTAAGATTATTAGGAGTAATTTCAAAGGGGGCAAGATTTAATGCTTCTAGACCATCCTTTCCTGGATTATTACATGCACATCTATGATTACATTTTGTTGTCATATCGTCGCATAAATAACTGTGGCAAACCATTTTACATTTGCTACAAATATTATCACATGGCCCTTTACAAATTTCACACATTGTTTCCATGCATTTATCACATGTGGGAAATTTATCAAGTCCACACCAATAAACACAATTTCCTTCAGAAAATTCATATAAGATTTGTTCATCTTCTGTTAAATTATTTTTACACCATTGACAATTATCGGTATCCATATAGAAATATATATAAGTATATGTTTAAGCATATCTTCCAAGCGCAACAAGAGCAACTGCAATTCTATCAAGCGCCCCAGTAATTGTTGTTGGCGCTGGACCAGTCCAATTTCCAGATACTGCTGGTGTGTAATTATTAGAATTATAAATACCTGTCCAGCCAGTTCCTCTATATTGAAATAAATTTCTAGTTGCTGTATTTAAGAAGTAAGAACTCGGTGAGCCAAGACCGGTTGGGCCTGTTGGGGATGCCTGATAATTTCCTGAAATGTTTGTTCCTATAAATGGTCCAATATGTCTTGATGCAACTTTAATTGCAAAATATGAATTTGCTATACGTGTCCAATTTATTCCGTCAGTAGAGTAAATTATTCCAAGATTTGAATTACTTCCTAGGCATCCAATCCAATAGGTTCCATTCCATGTAAATCCTCTTACACCTACGTAACTTCCTAAGGATGCTAATAATGAACTGCCTTGTGTTGATTGTGTCCAATTGATTCCATCGTATGAATAAGCTAAGACGCCTGTTGAACCAGCACCTACACTTCCTGCTGCACCTACAAACATGAATCCGCTACATCCTAGAGTTACACCTGCACCAGAAAATATACTTGTACCACTTGTTGCATTAATCCAGATATTACCGTCATAACTATACGCTATATTTGCTTGACTACCATAGACACCTGCGACAAAAAGTGTACCATTTGAAACCATTGTAGTTGGATAATTTGAAAGTACTGAAGCAGCAGTTGATGATACAAACCAATATTGGCCGTCTAAACTATAAATAACATTTGGATTTGAACCAGAAACAAAAGAAACCCAACTACTTCCATTAAATGTAAGCCCAAGTCCGCCATTTGCAAGAGATGCTAATACTGCTGTGCCATTTGCAGAAATTTGCCAATTAATTCCATCGTAACTGTAAACAATATATTTATTAGCCTGACCTAAATTAGCAATCCACTGATTATTACCCCAGGCAACAGACTGATAGGCTCCAGTAGTTGCTAGACTTGAAGCACTTGATGAAGCAAGCCAATTAATTCCATCATAACTATAAAGAATTGCTCCAGTAACACTATTATTTTGTCCAACTGCTAACCACATAAGCCCATTCCATGCAATATGATTTACCTGTGCACCGCCTCCAGTATTGTAAAATACACTTATTACAGAAGTAGATGGTGACGCAGTATAGGTTAATCCATCATAACTATACATGAGTGCAGCTGCACTACTATAACGTGCAAGAACTGTAAAGTTCTCTGTTGTATACTGAACAACAGGACCTGTGGCACCTGTTGCACCCGTGTTTGATGCTGTTCCTGCGGGACCTGTGTATCCTGTATAGCCTGTGTAACCTGTTGCACCAGTGTTTGATGCTGACCCTCCAGGACCTGTGAATCCTGTAGAACCTGCGGGACCTGTACTACCTGTGTAACCTGTATAACCTGTTGGACCTGGTGACCCTGTTGCACCAGTAGTTGTTGCAGTTCCTGCGGGGCCTGTAAAGCCTGTAGGGCCTGTTGTACCTGTTGTACCATTATAGCCTGTAGGTCCTGTATTACCTGTTACACCAGTAAATCCTGTTGGACCCGTTGTACCTGTTGTACCGTTATATCCTGTAGGACCTGTATAGCCTGTATAGCCTGTATAACCGGTTGTACCTATTGTACCATTAAATCCAGTAGGACCTGTTACGCCTGTTGGACCTGTACCAATAGGACCGGTAAATCCTGTAGGGCCTGTATTTCCTGTAACACCTGTAGGGCCTGTATTTCCTGTTGGACCTGTGAATCCTGTTGGTCCTGTATTACCTGTAACACCTGTAGGGCCTGTGTTACCAGTAGGACCTGTATTACCTGTTGGACCTGTTGGCCCAGTATTTCCTGTAACACCTGTAGGGCCTGTATTTCCTGTAGGACCTGTATTTCCTGTTGGACCCGTTGGTCCAGTATTTCCTGTAATACCTGTAGGTCCTGTATTACCTGTAGGGCCTGTATTTCCTGTAGGGCCTGTATTACCTGTAAAACCAGTATTACCTGTTACTCCTGTAGGGCCTGTATTACCTGTAGGCCCTGTAGGCCCTGTAAAACCAGTATTTCCTGTAACACCTGTAGCTCCAGTATTTCCTGTAAAACCTGTTGGTCCCGTTGGTCCTGTATTACCTGTAAAGCCTGTATTACCTGTAGGCCCAACCGAGAGCCTTGATATGTTTATGGTTGAACCTGCCTTTATCCGCACATTTTGCCCATTAGAGTTATAATATATATTTATATAATCACCAGTTGCAAGACTCTGATACATTAATAATGTAACAGGTGCAGGTGCAACTACATTATTACCATATACAACTATATTATAAGACCATACTGCTAAGCCATTTTTGGCAATACTGAAGGTAATAATATCCTGTGTAGTCTGAGGATCAACAATAAGTAGTATATCAATAGTATAAATACCTGTTTTAGATACTGTAAAAGCGCCATTCGTATTATTATAAGTAATTCCACCACTAGTTACATTTACAACAGATGTTGAGTTTGCAAAAGTATCCGCTTGTGATGATGAATATGAACTATCATCAATACGTGTTAGACTCACTAATTCATCTGAACTGGCACCAAAGGATCCTGTAGGACCTGTGGGACCAAAAGTTCCTGTGGGACCTGAAGGACCTGTATAAGCTGGACCAGTCCATCCTGTAAATCCTGTGGGACCAATTTGACCAGTGGGACCTGTTGAACCAGCTGGGCCAGTACCAAAAGGTCCTGTTGCACCTGTTACTCCTATTTGTCCAGTAGGACCTGTTCTACCAGTAGGACCCGTAAAACCAGTATAACCTGTGAACCCTGTTACTCCTGTATCACCCCGTGCTCCAGTTGGTCCTGTGAAACCTGTGTATCCTGTATAACCTGTTGTGCCTGTTGTACCATTATAGCCTGTAGGACCTGTTAGCCCTGTTGGACCAGTTGGACCTGTAAAACCTGTTAGCCCTGTAGGCCCAGTAGCCCCTGTATTTGTTGCAATTCCAATAGGGCCTGTTGGGCCTGTTATACTGTTGCCTGTTGGACCTGTTATACTATCGCCTGTTGGCCCTGTAAATCCTGTTAGACCTGTTGGCCCTGTTGCACCAGTATTTGTTGTGCTTCCTGCAGGGCCCGTGAATCCTGTTGGACCAGTAAAACCTGTAAAGCCCGTTGAACCTGTTGGTCCTGTAAAGCCTGTTGTTCCATTATAACCAGTAGGACCTGTAGTTCCTGTTGGCCCAGTTCCAATGGGGCCTGTGAAACCAGTTGCACCTCTTTGCCCAGTATAGCCTGTAAGTCCTGTAGGACCTACTAACCCTGTTGGGCCTGTGGGCCCTAAAGAGCCTGTGTATCCTGTAGCACCCGTATTTGAAGCACTTCCTCCAGGTCCTGTGAACCCTGTTGGTCCTGTATAGCCTGTTGTACCTGTGGCACCTGTATTCGATGCAGTTCCTGCGGGGCCTGTGAACCCTGTAGGGCCTGTGTAGCCTGTATATCCAGTTTGTCCCGTTGCACCAAGTAATCCAACTGCATCAAATGTTATATAAAATGTAGTAGTGAGACCTGGTACAAATGAGTCTCCTGATAAATAGCTTAGATTATAGATAAAATAGGTAATATTATTTACTATTCCATTAATTGAATAAATTACTTCTGTAAAATCATTTGTATCAACTAAATGTAGTAAACTATTAACACCAATTGCACTAAAAAATGCGCTTTTATTAATCGCATTAAAATCAATTCCGCTTATTTTAATACTTGTTACATTTATCATGTCATTAGCATTTGTTGTAAATTTTCCAGAAGGAGGTATTCCATAGGCAAAGTTTTGATATTGGTATATTGATGTGTTTATTGCGGGACCCGTATTACCTGTAAAGCCTGTTGGTCCTATTGGGCCTGTTAATCCTGTTGGTCCTGTAACACCCGTATTTCCTACTCTACCTGTTGGTCCTATTGAACCTGTATAACCTGTTGTACCTGTTGGACCCGTCTTTGATGCTCCTGTTGGACCAGTTGCTCCTAGCCCTGTATAGCCCGTTGGTCCTGTTAAACCCTGTATTCCTGTTGCTCCCAGTGCACCAACTGGTCCAAAATGTACATTCTTAAAGGCTCCACCTGGTGTTTCTATAGAGGCATCTAAGTACAGGGGATTTCCTTGTACTCTAAGCGTACTATATACGGACTCTGTATCCTTGAAATATATTACATTTTGACCATCATATCGTACTTCAAATTGCGTTGTAGAAAAATATGTTCCAATTGTTGATTTGGCAACTGCACTTTCAATAATCGTCGCATTTCCATTTGATCCAAGATAAACGCCATAGTTAATATTGGAGTAACTTGTATTTATTTGGGGTGATTCACTAAATCCGAGCATGCATTCGGCATTTGTTTGTGCTGTTTGAAAAGTTATAAAGGATCCGAACCGAAAACCCTCGACTGAATATGCATTTGCATCCCATGCATTTATTCCAGATATAGGTTTTTGTATATAGCCTGGCGATACTATCGATATACCATCTCCTATCCATGAAAATAAGCCTTGTGATACTCCTGTAGGACCTGTTCCAGATGAGTTAGATAATTGTTGTAGTGTTGATGGTAAATATGTTATTGGAAATCCTTCAATTGCTCCTTGTGTGCTGATGACATTAAAAACACTTTGCCACTTGTATTCACCATTACCATCTGCAACATTAATTTGTGATGTAGAAATCGGGAGATTTGACAAATTCAATGAGTATAATAATTTATTAAAATTCGCTGATGTTAAGTCTGGTGTACTCATAATGAACTTGCTCTATCCATACTTTAGACTAATGCGCATTAGTTTATAACCCGTGCGCATTTTCTTACATACTAGTCTTCCGATTAACTAGGAGTAAAGGTAGAATGCCTTCAGGTGGTGGACTTTTACAATTAATTGCAAAAGGGAAGCAAGATGTGTTTTTAACAGGAAATCCACAAGTTACTTGGTTTAAAATGGTTTATCGCCGTTACACGAATTTTGCGATTGAATCACAGGCGATTTTCTTTGATGGCAATGCAGATTTTGGTAAACGTATTACATGTGTTATACCTCGCCGTGGAGACCTTCTTGGCGCCCTTTATTTAGAAGTAACTCTACCGGAAATTTATCTTACAGACGGTTCACTTGCATCCTATGTAAATTCTATAGGACATGCGTTAATCGAAGAAATATCAATTGATATTGGTGAGCAAGAAATTGATAAACAGACCGGAGAATGGATGGAAATATGGTCAGAATTATCTGTACAACCTGGGCGGCGAGATGCCTTTAATACAATGATTGGAAAACAGGGCGGGACTCTTCCTCCTCCAAAGACTTATCCTGCAGATACGGCAGCCGTTTCAATCTATGGTACATATCAATATGGTGCGCAAAAACTCTATATTCCACTTCAGTTCTGGTTTAATAAGAATCCTGGCCTCTATCTTCCTCTTCTTGCAATGCAGTATCATACGGTTCGTATAAATCTAAAGTTAAGATCGCTTCAGCAAATGGTTTATACAGCCGGACCATTAAATGCTAATCAAAATTGTGCAACAACACCTCAAGCAAAGGAGGCTCACATTATTGATTTAAGAATGTATGGTGACTATGTGCATTTAGATGTAGAAGAGCGCCGCAGATTTGTTTCAATAAGCCATGAATATTTGATTGAACAGGTTCAATACACACCGAAAGTAAGTATACCGGCAACAAACCCTACGGCATCGATTCCACTTGAGTTTAATCACCCAATGCGCGAAATAGTATTTGTGCTACAGCGTGATGTAATGGAAACATACAATGAGTGGTTTAACTATAGTAGTGTATCAGTACAAGAACCTGGAGCACGCCGTGATCTTTTACAACAAGCAGTATTACAAGTTGATGGCTATGACCGATTCGAAATTAGAGATGCCGGATATTTTAGACTAGTGCAACCATACCAGTATCATACAAATGTTCCAACCGATAATTTTATTTATGTATATTCATTTGCCTTACGTCCTGAAGAATTACAGCCATCTGGTTCTTTAAACGCAAGCCGTATTGATGTAATGAAGTTACTTGTTGCTCTCCGACCAGATCCAAGTGTTTCGATTCAGGTTGGCGATCCAAATTATGTGCCTCCACGTGGAAATGCAAGCATACGAATCTATACAACAAATCACAATGTTTTAAGAGTTGTAGATGGGTTTGCAGGACTTGTATTCAAAATCTAAGCGCTGTTTAAACCAGAAGGGGCGATGAGTATACCAGGAATATCAGCACTACCAATTGGCGGTGGGTTGCCAACTGCTCCATCATTATTTAATGCAACTGGTATACAACTTGGAAAAACAGCTTTAATGCTTTTAACAATCTTTCCTCCAACAGGATATTTTGGATTAAATTATTCTGCAGTAGGCCTCCCAATTACTGCTGGTATAAAAGCTGCAGTCTATGGCTTAGGCATTGCAATAGGATTATTTGCTAATCATCTATATGTTAATGAAGTTGCAAAAGTGCTATCATACATTCTTATTTTTGCACCTCCATGGTATATCTTTGATTGCATCAGAATATTGAGTGATAAAAAATTTGATGAAGGTGGGTTTATTCCACCACTTCCAATATCAGCAATACCAACTACTGATGGAAATAATGGAAAATGGAATCTTACCTTTCCGTTGTTAAGTTTAATTCTTGCAGCAACATCTTTTTCAGGCCTTGCCTTTGTAACTAAATATCTTCCATCAAGTATTACAGATTCAATTGGCAAGTATACTGCTTATGCTACTGCTGGAGGCGGTGCACTTTTTATTCTTGCAGCAGGAATTGGGCTACTTATGCAAAAGCCTGCTTCTAGCAGTGTAGCTGGAGCAGTAACGCCTGCTGTATCTGAAATAGGAAGACCTATGAGTGGAGGTGGAAAAAACTCATTACCACCCTTATCGTCATTTATTAATAAACTAACGCCCCAAACTGGTGGCTCAAAGGAGGATATTCCATTTCTTGGAATCTTAGCCCTTGTTATTTTAGGAGGATTTAGTTTAAATTATCTTAGGTCTAAACAATAAATTCTATATACTTCTATAAAAATGAAGTCTTTAACGAGCCATGAAGAGTTTGAGGGGCTTCTTGGGCGTGGCGAGCACGTGTCTGAAAAGTTACCAGAGTTTAGTATTGTATATTTTACGGCATCATGGTGTGGTGCATGTCGTAGCCTAGACCTCCCCCTTATTGAATCAGAAAATGATAATATTAATTGGCTAAAGTGTGATGTTGACCTAAATCCTCATACTACAGGCTACTGTGAGGTCCGCTCAATCCCTTATTTTCTTGCTGTCAAAAACAAGATGATTGTTGGAAAGTTTCAGAGCAGTAATAGTATTAAAGTTATTGAATGGGTGAATAATCTTTGTGATAAATAGAAATGAATATGCAATTCATAACATCAATACTATATATTATATTTGCAGTTCCTCTGTTATTATATGTTGGATTTCAACGGGCTGCAACTCCTGAATGGGTTTACAATGTATTATATGGCATAGGTCTGCTCCTTTTAGTCTATAGTGGTTATTATACTATTATAGGGCTATATGCAAAATCATCTAGTGTATGGTTAAGTCTTATACACTTAGTATTAGTTGCCCCTCTTCTTCTTTGGGTTGGATATGCTTCCAAAAAAACAGAAAGACCCTTTTATGAATTATTTCTAATTGCTGGATTTGGCGCTTTGGGCTATAATATTAAAAATATAGTACTGAATATTGATAGCATGAAGGCTAAACAATAGATTCTAGTTCTTCTAGGCGCTGACTATCAAGTCCGCTAATACACTTAATAGTGTGATAATGAAACGCAGTCAATGACTTCATTTCCTTTACACATACGGTGCACTTATAGCTTGGGCCACTATGGTCTAGAATGGCATTGATCTCAGTTGAACAATGCTTTCTAACGTAATGAATTAACAGGTTCGCCTTTGTTAGCGCTCCTTTGTAGTTACACTGTTTAGATGGACACTTATATTCACGCTCCTGCTCCTCATGATTGTGAACCTTCTTATGAAGATTCAGCGTGGATGCATGAAGAAATTGTTTATTACACGATGAACATTCAAAGGGTAGTTTACCTTCATGAGTTTTCAGATGATAATGCATTGCATTTTGATGAACATATGTCTTAGAACACTTTTGACAAATGAAATGACCATCTGAGTTCTTAGTATACGTATATACCATGGCTACAAGAAGTTTTAAGGGTTACAGGTCTTCAATTTTTTTAGCCTGGTCTAAACGCTTCTAAACAACTTATATATAATGATTACGATTTTAACACTTGCAATAGGTCATGATTATTGTCAAGGATTAAAAGAATGCCTTGATTTAAAGAAATTATATGCTTTGAATCATGGATATAATTATATTCGGGGTGGTGAAGAGCATTGGGATAGAAGTAGGCCTATTGCATGGTCAAAGATCCCTTTTATCTTATCTGTTCTTTCTGTTTTAGAGGAGGGCGCAATTGTTTGGCTATCCGATGCAGACGTACTTATTACAAATAGCAGTTTAACGATTGAAGACCACATTTTACCGCATTTTCCGAATAATAAAGATATGCTAATGTGTATAGATGCGTGTGGGCATATAAATTCTGGGAATATTTTTTTTAGAAATACGGCGTGGGCCAGAGATTTTTGGAAACGGGTTGGTGAGCAAACCGATCTCTTGTATCATATTTGGTGGGAAAATGCGGGGATTATTAAATTGTTGGAAAATGTCCCAGATGATTTGGCCCATGTAGAAATTACTTCCGATCATACGCGATTTAATTCTTATATTCAAGGGCTTCCTGGACAACCATTATGGAAACCTGGGCATTTTTTAGTTCATTTTGCAGGGATTTATAACATTTTAACAATTCGTAATTATTGTGAACAAATAAATAAGATAAATTTCCAGGCGCGGATAAATTAAATCAGACTACTAATTATAATATGGCTACTGGAATGACTGGTCCTAATATGCCTCCTCCTGCAATGAGGTATCCTCCTGGAATGGGTTCTTCTGGAATGACTACAACACATGGAATGGGTCCTTCTGGAATGTCTATGAAGGGCGGAAATAAGATGACGTATGGTGGTAGTCGTATGGCTACAACAACTGATGCTATGGCTACAACAACTCATGCTATGAAGGGTGGAAAAAGAACAAAGAAGGCTAAAAAGGGGGGATTATCATTTTTTGGAGTTAAACTATTTGGAGGTGCCAGCAAAATGCCTGCAGTTGGCTCAAAAGCTTCTGTTTATCATGGCAAGGCTAAGCACACATCCGGCGGTCTTACACGCAAGGACCTCATGAAGACAAAGCATGGACGCATTGTTTCGCGCAAGAAGCATGCTCTTGGCAAGAAGGCGCTAAAGAATCTTGTAAAGGCGGGCTACAAGGCGAAGAAGGGTACGTTCAAGCTTTTCCGCAAGTAAAAGCGTACCTTGGCAAGCTTTTCCGCAAGTAAA